AGACGGGCTCGCTGGCGGGCGGCGTGAGGGTGGTGACTGACATGGGCTGGCGATCAGACCGGGCGCATATGGGCATGGCCGAGCAGCGCCAAGGCCGCAAGCGGCGTGCCGGAGGCGTGGACGCCGGTGAACTCCGCCACGACGCGGGAATAGCGGCGGCCGCCGACATAGCCGACGCGGTAGGTGGTGCCGTCTTCGGCGGTGTCGTCGATCACGGCGAAGGCACCGGCGGCCCCGAGCGTGGGGCCGAGGGCGTCAGCATCGGTGGCGGCCTCCCAGCCCGAGCCGTCATGGGAGTGTTCGAGCTTGAGGGTGATGCTGACTGAGGGAGACAGGGTATCGCCGGAGGCGCCGAGGGTGACGGCGTGATCGACGCTTTCAAAGCCGCGGCGATCAACGGTGGTGCCGGTGGCGGTTGTGGCGTGGGTGGCGGGGGCAAGCGTGTGCCGCACCGCCACCTGGTTGTGGAGGTCGCGCATGGGGAGGTCCTTGACTGTCAGGGAACGGAGGATCAGGAAGTTGCGAACTTCATGAGCTTGATGGCTTCGAAGTTCTGCACGCCGCCGCCGACGCGCTTGGTGGTGTAGAACAACACGTAGGGCTTGCGCGTATAGGGGTCGCGCAGGGTGCGGACGCCGAGACGGTCCACCACCAGATAGCCGCGGCGGAAATCACCGAAGGCGAGCGCTGTAGTGTCAGACGCGATGTCCGGCATGTCCTCGGCTTCGGTGATGGCGAAGTTGAGGAGCGTGGCGGGCTGACCGGCGGCGAGGCCCGGCTGCCAGAGATAATTGCCGTCGGCATCCTTGAACTTGCGGATCTCGCCTTGGGTGGTGCGGTTCATCACCCAGTGCGCATTGGCGCGGTAGCCGGCCTTGAGCGCGTAGACGAGATCAACAAGCGCGTCCTGCGGATTGGAAGCGTGGAACGCGCCATCGGCACCGGAGAGCAGATAGCCGAGCTTGCCCCAGGACCAGCTGTCGTCAGCAACACTGTCATAGGCGAGGAAGCCGCGCGGTTTGCGGATGCCGTCGCCGGTAACGAAGGCTGAGCCTTCCTGCTCGGCAAAGGCGATCTGCACTTCGGAGGCGAGCCATTCCTCGATATTGACGGCGCTGTCATCGAGCAGGGACTGGGTGGCGGCGGGCATGGCGTAGAGTTCCATGGTGGGGAACTCGACTTCCGACAGGACGGGGGCCGATGTCTCGGGCCGGGTGTCCGCCTCGCCGACCCAGCCGGCCTGGGCGCCGGTGGTGGCAATGGGCTTTTTCAGGGACGCGCCGGAGACCTGGCGCACATCGGCGATGGCGCGGATGGGCGAGGCTTCGGACATGATGCGGGCGATCTCGGCTTCGGTTTCCGTGGGCACGAGATAGCCGCCATCGGGATCGGACTGGCGGGACAGGGCCTTCAGCTCGAGGGAGCGCAGCTCCATGGTGTCGCCGCGGCGCATGTAGCCGTCCCAGGCCTGCTTGTGCTCAAGCTCCGTGAGGGATGCGCCGATGGCAGGCGCACCGTCGCGGCCCGGGCGGCGGGACTTGAGCAGCAGATCATCCATGCGGCGCTTCTGCTCATCCATGGCGGTGTTGATGCGCTCCACCTTGTCGGCGGTGACGACATCGGCGCTCATGCGTTTTTCGATCTGCGACAGGCGGTCGTCATTGGCGTCCTTGAACTGCTCGAAGGCATTCAGGAAGTCGCTGAAGGCATCGCGCAGTTCGGTGGACTGGGGGTCCCACTGAATGGGGCTACTGGCCGGGCTGTCGGCCTTGGTTTCGAGGGTCATGCGGGGTCGGGCTCCTTTGGCCGTGAGGAAGTGGACGGGGTGGCGGGGCTGGACAGGACAGCGCCCGCCCGGCGGATCACGCGGGCGAGTGCCTGGGACTGCTGCGGCGTGAAAATGTCGAGCGTGGGTGGAGTACGCGCGGGTGGCGACGGGCGGGCCTTGATGCGGCTGACGCGGGCGGCGTCGAGCATGGGGAAGGTGACAAGCGACACCTCCCACAAATCGATTTCGTGCAGCACGCGGCCACCGCCTGCGCGGCGGGCGGCGCGGACTGCGTGAAAGCCGATGGACAGGCCCGACAGGGCCCCTGCGGCGAGCAGGGCATGGGCCTCCTGCCCGCCCGCGGCATCAAGCGCCAGACGGCCTTCGACCCACAGGCCTTGTGCGTCTTCAACAAGCCGCGTCCAGGTGCCGATGGGGCGGGCAACGTCGTGCTGGTAGAGCAAGGCGATGCGGGCGGGGCCGCGCGTGGCGAGTGCCTTGGCAAAGGCGCCCGGCTGCACGATGTCGCCTTGGCTGTCGGCCATGCCAAAGAGCGAGGCATAGCCTGCGAAACTCCCCTGCCCTGTCGCTACCGTGCTCAGGGGAATGGGCGCGGCTGATGGCTTGAGGGCAAGGCGCGTAGCAGCGCCCGCCCGCTTGGTGGTGCGGATGGTCATCTGGCTTTGGGGGTCCGGGTTGATCTAGTTGCCGGTGAGGCGGTCGAGCTTGGTCTCGATGCGGTCGACGGACTGGCGCAGATAGCGCATCTGTTCCTCGACGCGGGCGGTGCGCTCGCCGATGCGGGCACCGGCAGAGACTTCACGCTCCAGATAGTCGATGCGCTGCATGGCCGCCCCGGCCCAGACGAGGGCACCGGCGGTCTGCACCGCCATCGCCACGATCAGCGCGATGGGGACGCGCTTGTCGAGATGCCAGTGGCTTGCCGCCTCCCGGTCGTAGTCACTCATCGCCATAGCCCAGCGCCACGCGCTTTTCGGCATCACTCAGGAAGGTCGCGTCGTTGATGCGGGTCCAGAGGGCTTCGCGGTCGGTGTTGAGGGCGTCGAGCTGGTCGGGGTCGTACCAGAGACGCAGATTGATGCCGTAGCGCGGGGCGAGCCAGGCGGTGATGGCGTGGCAATAGCGGCCGACCAGCGGTAACACGGTCTCGCGCCAGAAGGCTCGGTTGGCTTCGGCGTAATTGGCATAGGTGTTGTCGCCGGGGATGCCCAGGAGCATGGGCGGCACGCCGAAGGCGAGCGCGATTTCACGGGCCGCAACATTCTTGGCTTCGATGAAATCCATGTCCTTCGGGCTAAGTGACATGGGCTTCCAGTCGAGCCCGCCTTCAAGTAGCAGCGGGCGGCCTGCATTGTCCGTCCCCTGATGGGTCTGCTCGAGTTCGTCTTTCAGGCGGCTGAATTGCTCGTCGGTCAGGTGCTCTGCCCCTTCGGGGCCTGCATAGACGAGCGCGCCTGAGGGGCGGGCGGCATTGTCGAGCAATGCCTTGTTCCAGGCGCCGGCGGCATTGTGGATGTCGATGGCAAAGGCTGCGGGCTCAAGCGGGCTGAGGCCGTAGTGATCATTGGTGGGGTGATAGAGCTTGAGGTGCAGGATGGGGCCGGACATGGGCCCCGCCTCGGGCAGCGGGAAGGTCACGGTCTGGCCATTGGCCTGATATTCATAGGCTTCCGGCCAGCCTTGGGGGCCGGGGATGAGCTTCATGCGGTCCGGCCGCAGGGCATAGAGCTCGCGGGGTTCACCGTCCATTTCCACCAGTTCGAGATAGGCGTTCCCGGCGGTTTGAAGGTGGGCGAAGAAGGCGCAGCGCACGTCGCTCCCCTCCTCCATGGGATTTGGCCGGGCCAGGAGATCAAGCAGCGGGTGGGTGTCCAGCTCGCGCGTGCCCTCATAGGCAAGCAGCGGGACGGCGGCGGCGCTTTCGGCGATGCGACGCACGGCGCGGTAGACGATGGGGTTCTTCTCAAGGCCTTCGCGGGCAAGGGCTGAATAGTCGCGCGGCGTCCAGCGGGCACGGCCCTGGGTATGCAGCGCTACAAGCGGGCCGGTGCGGGACGCCTTGGTTTCGGGCGCTGAGGGCCGGGACGCAAAAAGGCGTGCCCGGCGGGAGGGCCAGGAGAATAAAGGCATGGGTTCTTTCTTGCTGTAAGGCTCAGGCTGGCTGTGTGGCCGAGCCGGCTAGCTAGCGCGGCAGGTCAATGCCGAAGCGCGCGCCGCTTGTTTCGCGGTTTTCAACCCAGGCCGTCCCGCCATGGGCTTCGGCGATGGCCTTGACCAGGGACAGGCCGAGGCCGGTGGCGACTTCGCCGCCTGTGGGGGCGGCGGAGAGCGTCTGGAAGCGGCCGAAAACACGGGCCATGTCGTCGTCGGTAAGGCCTGGGCCCTCATCCTCGACGGTGAAGCGCAGGCGCGCGTCACCCGGTGAGGCGGCCACGCGGATGGCGCTGCCGGGCGGGGCGTATTTCACCGCGTTGGAGACAAGATTATCCAGCGCTTCGATGAGAAGATCCTCGTCGGCGGACAGGGTGAGACCGTCAGGCACGGCGACGGTGATGGTCATCTGCTTGCCGGTGGCATGATCCTGGTTGAAGCCTATGGCGCGGGAAAGGACATCGGCCACATCCACCTCGGCGCGGTGCAGCGGCAGGGTTTCCGTCTCCTTGCGGGCCCGGTCCATCATGCCGGCGATGAGGGTGGACATGCGGTCCACGGCTTCGAGTGATTTTTCAGCGGCCTTGCGGATGTGATCCTCCGTGGCCGGAGCATCGGTCGCGAGTGCCGCGAGGATCGCGTCGCTGCGCAGGGAGATGGTTTGCAGGGCGCCGCGCATGTCGTGGGCGGCGAGCGCCAGCAGCTGGCTCTTGGTGGCGTTGGCCGCGCGGGCGGCGGCGGCGCGCCTGTCCAGCCGTTGATTGGTGCGGCGCAGGGACTGGATGAGCTGCTCCCGCTCCCGCTCCAGCCGCATGCGCTCGATTTCAGCCTGGGCGCGGACGCCATAGATGCGCAGGATGCGCTCCACCTGATCGGGAGACTCGATGGGCGTCTCGGACAGCACGGCCAGATGGCCCTTCACTTCTCCGTCGGCGGACCACAGGGGCACGCCCGCATAGCCTTCATAGCCCTGCTCGACCGGAAACAGGCGGGCGACGTCGCAGGGGATGACGACGGTGCGGCCTTCATAGACGCGCTGGCAGGGGGTGCCCGCCAGATCATATTCAAAGCCCTGGGCAGTCTGGTTTTCGCGGACGACGAAGCGGGCGTGGGCACGCTCAGGCGGCGCCCCCACCGCTTCGGTCAGGAAGGCGACAGTGACATCCATGGCGGATTGCAGGGAGCGCACCAGGGCAAAGAGAAACTCTTCCCCCACATGGGCGGCCACGCCTTCGGCGATGGCGAGCAGGACAGGCTCGTCGGCCGGGTTTGCCATGGCGTGTTGATCCTCCGCCGGGGTTGCGGTCAGCTCTGGTGCGGGCAAACACATAATTCCGTTCGGGTTATTCTTCAATCGCCGGTGCGGCATGACGCACAGGGAGCCTATAGGGGCCGCAACCGGGGGTTGCCCTGGCGGGCATCGAGCATGAGATCCGTCAGTGCCCAGACAAGCGCGTCCAGCCTGTCGGGCGAGCCGGATTGTGCGGGCGCCGAGGGGTCGAACTCGCAGAGCTGATCCTCCAGCCGGCGGTGGGTGCCGAGGTGATGCACCCTCGCCTGTTCGTAAAGCGCGGCGACGGGCTCGGCCCGTACGGCCTTGCCGCGGGTGGCGCGCACGAGGCGGACCGGCAGGGCCGTGTCCACCTGGCGCAGCACGGCCGCAACCATCTCGCCGCCCTGATTGGCCTCCGCCACGACGCGGTCGGCTTCGTGGCTGTGATAGGCATCTGCCACCCGCCGGGCCCAGCGCGCGGGGCTGAGGCCACCCATGGACCGATCGGCCAGGACATAGCCGTGGCCGTCCTCCCCTGCCGCGGCGACGACAATGCCGCATTCATCCGCAGACGGAGAAGAAGACGCCGGCGGGTCCACCGCGACGACGATCCGCTGCAGCGGCGGCACTGCCGTGACGCGGGCGCCATCAAGCATGGCGCGCTGCCAGAGGGCGCGGGGGTTGTCCTCCAATATCTCCGCTTCGAGTTCCTGCCGCCCCAGGCGGGTGCCGTGATAGCGATGCATGACGGCGCTCAGGAAGCCGGGCGCCAGATTGGCCGCGTTAGCGCTGGTGCCAGCGCGGCTGATACGGGTCATGTCATCAGCCATCAGGCGCTTCAAAGCCGGGAGCGGGCGCGGCGTGGTGGTGACAACCTGGCGGGGCTGATCGCCCAGCCGCAGGCCGAATTGCAGCATGTCCCATGTCTCCTGCACATGGCGCCATTTGGCGAACTCATCGGCCCAGGCGGCGTGGACCTGATGGCCGCGCAGGGCATCGGGGTCCTCCGATGAAAAGGCGAAGGCGCGGGCGCCGGAGGGCCATTCAAGCAGGCGCTTGGAGGCGACCCAGCGGGGGCGCGCGGCGGGCGGCGCGATGGCGATGAGGCCGGAGGGCCTTCGATCATCACGTCGCGCACATCGGCCAGGGTTTCGCCAATAAGGGCGATGCGGACTGGGTTACGGGCACAGGCGCGGATCCATTCGGCCCCGGCGCGCGTCTTGCCGGCGCCGCGGCCGCCGAGCAGCAGCCATGTGGTCCAGCTGTCGGTGCCGGGCGGCGGCAACTGATCGTCGCGCGCCCAGACGGGCCAGGTGTAATAGAGCGCTTCAGCTTCCCGCGCCGTCAGGCTGCGGAGGAAGGCCGCCCTGTGATCGGGCGGCAGTGAGGCGAGCCACCCGCTCAGCGATCGCAGCGACGATACAGTCATGGTCGGCGGCAGTGTCCCTGTCCGGCGGAGTTGCCTGGCTGATGCGCTCGGACAGGGCCATCAGCTTGTCGAGCACCTGGGCGAGCGTGACGAGGAGCTTTGCTTCCCGCTCGCGCTCGGCGTCAGTGCGGCCGGGGTCCTTCGCGCAGTGTTCGAGATCGTCGATATTGGTCTGCAGGGCGCCGATGAGGCGGCTGAGCATGGCCAGTGACAGATCGTGTGACGGGTCTTGTGTCAGGTGCGGTGTCGGGTCCGGTGTCGGATCCGATGGCAACAGAGTCTCACCGGCCGGTGCGTCCGTCTCCGGCGCGCGGCGGATGACCGGGAGACGGGGGCGGCGCTGGGGCCACTTCTCGGTCCTGACCCGATGATAGAGCTGGGTCTGGGTTATGCCGAACAGCGCCATGATCTCGACGACCGTGAGCGCGCTGTCCCTGTAGGCCTGCTCGACGCCGGGCCAATCTGGGGTCATGGAAGCCGTTTATGTGAGGTGGGTGTCGGGCCCGGTGGGGTCTGCGGGTGGCGGGGTGCCGCCGTCAGACCCAATTCTCGAGCATGGGTGAACCATACCGGAGGAGCGGTGCGGTCGTCAATGAGAAAATTACGTATTTTGTAATTTTCTCTGCTGAGCCGTGGTTGAAGGCCACTCAGTCGTCGAGATCTTCCCAGATGGCCAGGAAGTCTTCGAGCTCGTCTTCGGCGATGCCCTCTTCGCTGACGACTTTGCCGCGAACGGACATACCGACTGCGTGGACGTTTTCGGGATCGCCGGATATGAGCGGATGCCAGCTGGCGAGGCCGCGGCCTTCGGCGAGGCGGCGATAGGCGCAGGAGGTGGGCATCCACTTGATGGCGGCGACATTGCCGGGGGTGAGCTTGATACAGGTCGGGACGCGTTTTGTACGGTTTGCGTAATCCGTGCAGGCACAGGCCTGCTGGTCTAGCAGGTGGCAGACGATGTTCGTGGTCTCGATCTCGCCGGTGTCCTCGTCCTCGAGCTTGATGAGGCAGCAGCGGGCGCAGCCGTCACACAGGCTTTCCCATTCTTCCGCCGTCATGGCGGACAGAGGCTTGCGCTCCCAGAAGGGGGCTGTGTCTTGACCGGATTGCGGCGGCTGGCCGGGCCGGGACCCGGGCGGGACGGCGCCCATGATGTACCTCGATCTGGGTGGCACCCTGACCGCGGTCATACCGCGATCCGGGGATTTACCTCGATTTTGGGATGGTCTTTGCGTTCGGGCCGGGAAACCCTAGTTTCGCGCGGCCTTAAACGGCATCATCCGACGGCGACATCTCGCACAGGGTGGGGGTGGCCGCAAGACATGCGGCGGCCGGATCAGGGGCATCCGGATTGGGGATCATGGGCAGGTCGTGACGCAGAAAGGGGATCAGAGGATCGAAGGCGCGCCGGTTCCGGACGCTGTGGCCTCGCGCGCGCAGGCGGCCCGCAGGGTAATACCGACGACAGACGACCGGATCGGCGTGGGCGGCATGAGCTGGTTCAGCCGGTGGCGGCTGGAAACCGGGCGGCTGGGCGGCGGGTTCCGGCTGATGCTGGTGTCGTCGCTGGTGACGCTGCTGGCGGTGTTCCTGCTGCCGCTGGCGCTGGGGCTGCCGGACAAGGTGGACCCGCGCAGCATCACCAGCATCGCCAATGGCAATGTGAATGTGACGTTTCTCGATGCCGGGGGCGCGGTGCTGGCGCACCGGGGCTACCGGCAGGAAGAGAATGTGCCGCTGCACGAGATGCCGCCCTATCTGGTGCATGCGGTGCTGGCGATGGAGGACAAGCGCTTCTACCGCCACTGGGGGGTGGACATTCTGGGCGTGCTGCGCGCGGCGCGGGCCAATTTCGTTGCTAACCGGATTGTCGAGGGCGGCAGCACGATCACCCAGCAGCTGGCGCGCAACCTTTATCTCGATGCGTCGCGGGAATTCGGGCGCAAGGCGCAGGAGGCGGCGCTGGCCTTGTGGCTGGAGCAGCAGCTGAGCAAGGACGAGATCCTCGAGCTTTATCTCAACCGCATCTATCTGGGCGCCGGCGCCTATGGGGTGGAAGCGGCGTCGCAGGTCTATTTCCGCAAGAGCGTGCGCGAGCTGACCCTGAGCGAGGCGGCGCTGATCGCCGGGCTGCCCAAGGCCCCGGCGCAGCTGTCGCCGGCGCGCGATCTGCAGCTGGCTCATGAGCGCGCGGCGCTGGTGCTGGACCGGCTGGAGACGACCGGGCAGATCGGAAGAGCACACGTCTGAACTCCAGTCACATCACGATCTCGT